CTTCTAGGTCGCCCATCATGTCGTCAGTTGGATCGCCGCCCATCATGTCGTCGTCGCCTTCGATTTCAAATTCGTCTAGGTTAAAGTCTTCGTTAGTTTCGTCTTCGTCTTCGTCTTCGTCTTCGTCTGAATCTTCGTCAACTTCTTCGTCTTTCTTGTTTTTCTTTTTCTTATCGTATGCTTCTTTTTCGTACTCTTCGTCGTCTTCGTCGTCATCACAATCGCTTTCTAGAAGTGACTCATAGATGCCGCGTGACTTCTCAACTACGATGTCGTGGAATAAATCTTGTGCGCCTTCACGGTCTTCATTGATGAGCCGCTCTAGCATTTGTTCAAACTTACTTAAATCTGCCATTTTATATTCTCCTGTTAAAAATAGTACCTATGGTAAGGCTGTCAATTGTATTTAACAAGAACCATTAAAATAGCAGATAAAGACGCTCAAAACGGGCCGTTTTGATATTTCGGGTCGTGTGGTAGGTGATTGCAGAACTCTTCCAATGTTATTGTATTAAAGTTCTCAAAGTTATTTAGCTCGGGTGGACAGTAATTATCAGGCTGGATAATGCGTGTAAACTGAATTTCTGAGTTATCTTTTATCACTTGACAAGTTTGCTTTAACCAGTTACCATAGTAAGTGGCTTTGTCTTCTGACTTCTTATAGTTAGGTGTATCAGCGTAGATGTTGTTAATATGCTTGCCGTCATGGTTACCTTTATAGTCAAAGCCTAGTATGTATATATGTTCTTTTTTATGTTGACTAGCTAGGTAAAGTGCTGTTGGGCCTGAACTCCACCCCAGTCTCGGTTCTATGAAATTCAACCCTTCAAACTGTGAAAACCCTTTTCGGTAATTAGTCCAGACCGGATGTCTTAAATGGTATTTGCTGCTAGCAATCTCAGCAATCATTTTCGCATCAACTGCTATGAGGTAGTCTACTACATCAGATCTATACACTGCATTGCAAGCGTATATAGGTCCGTTTTTTCTTAATTGGAGTATGCTGATTGAGGAGCGACTTGTGCCATTACCTAAAACAAAGGCAACCTTTTGCATGTTATAGAGCCTCTTCTTCTCCAGTGCCGCCGTACATTTGTTTAACGTGTTCTAAGTCTTTTTGCTGTTCTTTTTTGTGCAGTTCGCTTGATTTTCTAATTCTATTAAGCTGGCCTAATGTCAGTCTAGTGTTTCTAGTGTCTGACATTTTTACAGGTGACTGGTCGTGTTCTGGCTCATACGAATCATCTGATTCGGGCTCAGCTGTGTCTGGGTTAAAATAGAAAAGTTCGCGTAGTATCATATGTGTATTTATATCGAGCCGCCGATATCTCCGCTGCCGCCACTTGCTCCGCCTTCGCCGCCCGGCGCTTCATCTGTAATTGATCCAGGAGCTTCGCCGTCTCCTGCGAATTCACTATCACCGCCTTCGACTTCGTCTTCCATGCCGTCAAGATCGCCTTCAATACCGCCACCTGTTACGCCGCCGCCTTGCAGTTCATCAGCAGCATCTCCTGCATCGCCTTCGAAGTCGTCTTCGTTTTCTTCTCTCCACAAGCGCTCGTTCTCTGCGATCTCTTCTTCGCTCAAGCCCAAGAAGCGTTTTAGTGCAAATCGATTGGAGATAAAAGGAATTGCTGACATTTGAGTAAACGTAGGTATACGAGCATTGTCAATCTCACTCTGACGATATGCTGCAAAGTTCTGTGGTGGTTGGAACTTTAGATCAAACATTGAAGTATCAATGTTTACACCTTTTTCTAGCAAATAACGTTTGAACTCGGTGTCAAATCCTTCAATTAGAAGCCCTTGTAGACGCTCACAGTAGGTGTTAAAGCGAAGCTCCTGTATGTAGGCAGTGCCCACTCTGCCATCATTGTACTGGCTGCTTGAGTCCTCAGCACCTGTTGGAAGATAGCTGCTCGGAATACGGAGTGCGCGTACCATTTTGTTAGTAAAGTAACGCAAGTCGTCAATTTCGCCGAGGTTTGTGCCGCCAGGCAGTGTTTCAACTTTAGATCCACGACCTTCTGCTGTTTGCGGGAAGAAGTAGTCTTCGTTGATTGAAAGTGGGTTGTAGCTTGAGTCAATAACATTTTGGCCGCCGCCGGTAGTACTTGGAATTCTGCGCTGGTGAATTTCTGTTTTTACTCGCTCAACAAACTGCATAGCAAGGTGACTTGGCATGTTACCTACGTCAACATAAAACACACGACGCTCTGGTGCACGCTGTACACGATAGATAATAATAGCATCTTCAAGCAATTCTTTCTGCTTGTATACTTTGAAAATAGTTTCAAGCAAGCTGTTGCCAAATGGGTAGTTAACGTCTAAGCCTTCGCTCATCGACAAGTGAACAACGTTGTCTGCATCAACTGCAATCTCCATTTGGTCTAATGAAAATCTAGTACCGGCTGCACTTCCGCTAGCGCCTTGACCTGCCAGGTAACCTTGTGCGCTTCCGCCTTTGTTATAAGATGTTGCGTGATCGCCTACATGCCCCTCTTGTGGAAATGGCGCTGCTGCTACTAGTTCACCAAAATTAAGGTTGAAGTCTTTAATAATATACTGTTCAGGAGTTTTGCCTTCGCTTTCGTTAACAATAATTTTTGTTAGGTTACCTGGGTCTACGTGAAATAGTTTCTTAGTCTCAGGATCTCTAACAAAAATCTGATCGCCGTACTTGAATGTGTTACGGATGACACGAAACATTCTTGTGTCTAACTTGTTTAGTTTGTACCACTGTTGTAGATATTTTTGAAGTACAGTAGTTTCAGTGGTGCTAGCATTTTGTTTAAAATTAATTAGGAAACTTGTACCGTTCTGACTGTTTTCCTGTGTGCAAAATTCTGCAAGGATATCAAGTGCAGCATTAACCTCGCTGTCTTGATCCATGGTATTGTACTGGTTGTATCTTTCAATGCGATTCGGACTACCAGTATACACGTCTGGAAGGTGTGAAGTGTAATTCCTCGTAGCTGGGCCTGGCATTGATCCGGTCTGGCCACCAAGTGGCGAGAAGCTGCCGGTACTGTTATTTCCAGTCGGCACTGGTGTAAAATGTTTTTTCCAGCTCATGTTAGTTTACGTTTCCTAATTCGTCGATTGCTCTGTATGACTTCCTGGTGTTTTCTCGTATTTCCTCAAGAATCCTTAATATGTCTCTTGTATTTACGTCATTCTCTGAATTAGACTTGTTAGTTTGGCCTAGGATATCACCAGCGTTCGTACCTTTGCCAGGAGTCCAACCGTTGTTATCTTTTGACAACTGGTCATTCATTCTTTCAAGAGCTTCTGTTAATTCGTCAATAGCTTCGGCATACTTTGAAACATTTTCAATATCAAGTTTTTTGATTCCGCCTCTCGTAGCGCCGCCACTGCCGGACATTCCACCATACACTGTTTGGAAGTCTTCAACTGCCTGCAAGTTATCTCTTAATCCTGTGATGTTAATATTTTCGTCAGCAAACTCTTGTAATTGTTCTAATGGAGAGTCAGAGAACCAACCTGACATAGACTCGGATATTGATTCCATAACACCTGGAGACACAATATTTCCAACTGCTGACATGCCAGATGCATACGCTTTCAAAGCTAATACGTTGTTGTTAATCTGTTCAACTTGAGTGAAAGTGAACTTTTGGTTAGCAAATTCTTTTAATTTGTCAAGTGGGCCGCCTTCGTTAAGCCAACTTCCAATACCTTGGAGGATGGATCCTACACCGGATGTCGCTGTCCCGGAACCAAATGCTGCCATCCCTGTAGCGTAGGCTTTCATTGCTCTTGTGTTTAATTCAATCTGTGCAACCTGATCTTCTGTGATCTTTTGGTCAGCAAACTTTTGAAGTTTCTCTATAGGCGAGTCAGCGCCAGTAATCAAATCCCAGCCTTTGCCTGCTAGACCGGCTATCTTGCCGAAGAAACCAACTACTTCGCCTGCTCCCATAGCTGCTAGGCCGCCGCCTAGCAGAAGCATACCTTCGCCGACTGCTTTCAGTTTTTCACCGTCGATGTCTTCAAAAGATTCTAACCCTTTTGCAAACGTAGGCAACGTCTTTCCAATAATGAACGCGCCAGCGCCTATACCTGTTGCAATAGCAGTTATAGCAAGAGCTAATTTGCCTGCGCCGATTACTATTCCAGGTTGTGCAAACGCAGCTAGTCCGTCTGCTATACCAGTAAGTAATCCGCCAGTTAATCCACCAAGTAAGCCGCCAAGGCCGCTTCTAACTCCGCCGGAGCCGCCACCACCGCCACCGCCACCGCCTCCGCCGCCGGTGCCTCTGCCAGACAACATCTTTGCGCCTAACAGTGTTGCAACGCCGCCGACGAGTGCTCCTACTACTAAAGGATTATCCCATAGTGACTTTATCCCGCTAACCAGTGTATCTTTGATTGATGTCAGTATTATTGGCACATATTCTTTAATTTTTGCTTCAATTGAAGGACCTTTATCTTTTATAAACTTAATTGTAGTGTTCCACAGGTCACTAACCATTTCTAGGAACTTGTCTTTTATTGCTTGAACTGGGTTTTCTCTAAACTTTTCTAAGAAATCACTAAGCCCGCTCGAGAAAGATTGTAAATAGTGGTTTACTTTTTCCCAAACCTCTGGTGTGTTAACAACATCTAATAATGCCGTCATGCCTTCAGTAAATGTTTCAAGTATACCGCTGGTTTCAAATGCTGTGATCAATGCTGATCTCACATTAGCAACAGTTTGCTTGAATTTAGCCATCATACTTGTAGAGCCACTTCGAGCATCTGTTTCTGTTTGGGCAGCCTCTGCATACTCTCTTATCATTTCTTCTTGCTCTTTTCTAGTAGCGCGCATAAACTGTGCAAGGTTTATGCCAGTATCACTAAGCATTTTATTCATCATGCCCGGCACGCCTTCCATACTTGCTGAACCAAATTTTAGTATTTCGTACAAATTATCCGATTCGTCTAACAAGGTCATCATTGAGTTAGTCATACGATCGGTCATGCCGGCTGCGAACTCTTCTTCTGATACCGCTGCATTCTGAGTAGCATCGTACAAGTCACGGAGCTTATCGTTAGTCGACGACAGCACCGCAGCAAACAATCGAGTTTCCTCTGTCATCGGAGGCATACCGAGAACCATTTCTTTGAATCTTGCAACAGCCGCTGGTCCTTGAGCTGCTGCTTCTAGCATACCTTGTTGTGTCTTGGCAGCTTCTTTAGGATCCATCTTCGATAGTGCCATCTGGTAGGCCAAGTCGTTTTGTTCTGCTTGTTGCTTGTCCTTTAATGTATCAACTGATTCACCAGTTAGTTTTGACAAAGTTTGAAGTGATGCGGCATATTCAGCAGCTCGGTTAGCTACCTCTCTTTGGTTACGAGACTCAAGTCTGCCCTGCGATCGTGTTAAGTAAGCGTAGTCTACCATAGCTTCGTTAATTTCTTCAAAGCTGAAACCCATAGATAGCAAACGCTGTTGCTGATCGCCTAGCTGATTAGTTAGCCCTACCATTTGCTTTGCACCGTTGGTAACAGTGCCGCCTAGGGCTGCTAGCTTGTCAGTATTTCTTACGATTAGTGCAGTAAAGTCTTCCAAAGGAACCCTTGCTGCTGCTGCCGTTAACCGTATTTCACTAAGACTGTTGTTAAATGCTGCACCAGACATTACTAATTGTTGGAACGACGCAAACGACTGATCGATGTACCCGGCCAACACCGACAATGCTGATCCAAATATAGGAATGTGTTGAGTGAAATCTTGTAAGCTATCACCGCTGTCAAAAAACTGACCGGCCAGGCCTAACAAGCCTGTTGCAAAACTTGTTATCGACCTTGTTGCTAAACCCAAAGTTACTGCGTATTTTTCAGTGGCTTTGGTAGCTTTCTTAGTAGACTCTGTGTTCTTTTGCTTCTCTTCGGTATTCTTTTTGGTCTTTTCGTCTAGCTCTACGATGGATTTTTTGTATTGTTCATTGGCTTTCTTAACAGCCTGGGCACTATCCTTGCCTGTCTTGTTGGCCATTAGCTCCATTGTCGCTAAAAGTCGCTGAAGAGTTATTTCAGACGCTATACCTGCGTCGCCGCCGACGTTATCAATATTAACTGAGTCTACCACTATTAGAGTTCCTAATTATATACGCACATAAATAGATATGATACATAGTTGTATAGTATTTATCAGGAGAACAAAATGGCAGAAATGCACGCACCAAACCAAGGGGCAAACCCCTTACAGAAGTACTTCAGACAACCAAAAATTTATGTTAGTTTGCCTAGCAGCGGTGAATTCTATCCGCAAGGCGTGCTGGACAAGACAGAAAACAACGAATATCCTGTTTATGCAATGACAGCTAAAGATGAATTGACTATGAAAACACCAGATGCTTTGCTCAACGGCGAAGCAACAGTAAGTGTTATCCAAAGTTGTATGCCCAACATTAAAGATGCTTGGAAAATTCCTAGTCTTGACCTAGACGCTATGTTGATCGCAATTAGGATTGCTACTTACGGCGAAATGATGGATCTGAACATCAAAGTCCCAGTAACTGGAGAAGAGAAAACGTTCCAAACAGACCTACGTTCTATGCTCGACAGTCTGAACGCTGCTGAATATGAAAACGTTGTAGACTATAATGAGATAAGAGTTATTCTTCGTCCGTTGACCTATCGTGAGTTTACTGAAATGAGTATCAAGACTTTCGAAGAACAGCGTATCTTCAGCATTGTCAACGACGAAGACATGCCAGAAGAAGAAAAACTATTGGCGTTCAACAAAAGTTTCAACAAGTTAACAGATATGACAGTTGGAACACTCAAGGCCAGCATTGCAGCTATTCAGATAGACGACCAGACTGTTACGAATAAAGAACACATCAACGAATTTGTTGACAATGCTGACAAAGACTTGTTTAAGAAGGTTACTGATCACTTAGAATCACAGAAAGAGAAATTTTCAATTAAGCCTATGGTAGTAGATGCTACTGAGGAAGAGATCGAAGCTGGGGTTCCAGAAACTTATCAAATTCCGATTACGTTTGACCAAACAAATTTTTTCGGATGAGGGTTTTATCTTGGTCTGTTAAACAAATCCTTGAAGAAGTTAAAACCCTAGACGGACAAGCCAAGCAATTTAGATCAGAGCTAACAAAAATGTGTTGGTTTATGAGAGGAGGACTTACGTTAGAAGAAGCATACTACCTATGTCCCGAAGATAGAGAGCTTATCGCAGATCTTATAGAAGATAATCTAGAAACAACGAAACGCTCAGGGATGCCTTTCTTTTAAAATCAAAGATTACATCAAAGCACTTACAAACGTAGGTGCTTTTTTTTGACTAAACATTCTCAAACACAAAAGCCAAACAAGATATTCAAGCCAGAGCATGCCATTTACTAAAACGTTTTACTTAATGTATGTGTGTTAGCAAGCTAACACAAGTTTTCGCTTGCGCTCAAACTACACTATTCTTTCTTTTATTTGTTTTAAGAAGTAATAAAGTAATTGTTTTGCAAGACACGAAGTGGATTGTTCTTATATTCATCTAGATAGCGGAGTCATAATTCACCCGTACTAGGGGTGAATTTAATGGAAAAACAGAATTTCATCTGAGTGAGCATCACCATCTTAATAAAAGAGATTTGTATTTCTACATCAGAGGCGGTTGACCGGTACCCCTTACTCTAGCTTCACATAATCAACGGAAAGCAGTTAATTCCTATTAAGCGAAATCACTTGCTCTTGGGTTGTATCTTTTTCACAGAGCCCACATCTTTTAAGCCTTTAGTTAGCTTTTGCCTTCCAGATCATCAACTCTGTCGACGTTTTACACGCAAACTCTTGATGAGTCGAGCACCCCGACCAAACAGTACTGGTTGTATTGCCTATATGAGCCTAAGTTTGAGAGATGTTAAGGATGAGATTTACAACGACCTTCAAAATCTACAGTGTTGTGTTCAAAGAAGTCGTCGAAGCCGGTGATACGCCAAGTATTGCCTTGTTTATCAGTGTAATCTAAATGCCTAATAGTTGAGAATGATTCTGGTAGCATAAATGCTACATACTTGCCTTTGCGGTTAAATTTCATGAAGAGAATGTTACAATCGCCTGGATCTGCTGCCTCTAGTGTTTGTTCGAGCCACTGTTCCAAGATAGGAATAGGACTTTTAGTGAAAAGTTGGTGAAAACTAAAATCTGCGTAATTTTTACACTCGCAGTTAAAATATTTCCAGTTGTCAGGCGGTGTAATGTCGCCTTTTTGTGCTCTTACTTGACCTTCTGTAAGACTGTCTCGTCGGTGTGCGTTCTTCCCACCAGTGAATGCCCCTGAGTCAAACACCCGTTTGAAGCTGTCTGAATATGTTTGAGAAAGATAGGTTGCTATCTCTCGTTCAAACGTCTTACCTTTGGTTTTACTTTTACTTGGCATTCTTCCCCCTTTGGAGTCTTACGCCTGGCCGCAATCTTTCTTTATAAAAGTTGTCTTGAGCGTCAAGCTGTACTAATTTAGCCAGCTCGATAACTTCCCTGAGCTTTTTCTGGTAGCTATAGTATGTTCTATAAGAATCACGCTCTAAATACAAGAAATAAGCATCAAAGTATTCAAGATATGCCTTGGCAAAGGCGTCGTGGGCATCGGTAAACTCTTCATCACTGACAACACGATACTCTTCTGGCTCCTTAGGTGGCGGATGATAGGCGGCAGCCCGCATCCTTGCCATCTTTTCGTCCATTGACTCTTTTGCCATTACTCTACAATGTCCACGTCGTTGGCGTATGCTGTAAATCCACCGTCTTTAACTACTTTGAGAATGTGATTCACACGTCCTACTAGCTCGTCCTTGTGTGAGATAAGGAAAATGTTCTTCTCACGCTCTCTTCCGATCTTCTTTAGTACAGAAAGTGCATTTTCCACTCCTGCTGAGTCAAGACCACTGTCAATCAGCTCGTCAATGAACAGCAAGTTGACGTTTTGATACAAACTTTCCCAAACATCACGGAAAGCAAAGCTCAGACCAAGTATAAGCCTGTTTCTCTCGCCTCGTGACAAGTTATCAAAGTCTAAATCCTGACCTAGCTGGGTAATTTCAACGTTCAAGTCGTTTTGGAACGTCACTTGATGCGGTAATCCCAGTCTATCCAAGTAATATGAGAGCCTGTGGTTCAAATATGCCAAGTTCTGATCAATAATCTTCTTGCGAATAAACGAATCTTTGTTTGTAAGCAATTTAAGCAGAAATTCTTGATGCTCTTTGTGATTTGTCAAGTCATTTACTGTGCCCCAACTGATTTCTTGAATAGCTTCTGTTTGCAATTCGTCAATCTGACTTTGATAAGGGTCTTCTTCGTCTCGTTTGCTTTTCAACGCTTGTTCTAAGCTAGCAACGTTGTTTCTATGCTCATATGCTTCTTTCATAGACTCGTAAAACGTTTGCGGCTTGTGTTCTAGCTCACCAATCTCTTCCATGCTTGCTTGTACTTTGCTTAATTTGTCTGCAACTTCGGTTTGGTAAGCAACAGCGTCAGATTGTTCCTTCTTTTTCTTGTTAAGAATCTCTTTTTTCTTATCTGCGTGCAATTCTTGACCGCAAGCATAGCAGGTTGCGTCAGCAAGGTCTTCTATATCTTTCTCAACCTTGTTTACAGCCTTCTCTGCACGGCTTAGAGCGCTTTCTAAGGTGCTTTGCTCCTTTTGGAGTGCACTGAGCTTGTTATCAAGTTCGGTCCAATTGGACAGGGTGTCGTGTGCAGCAAGTTCTTCATCAATGTTAAGATGCTCAAGCTCGTCAATCGCCTTTACTAGGTTGTTGATATCTTTATCTTTCTTAGAGTTCCAAGCACTTCTTTTAGTGCCAAGGCTTTTAATTGTGTGCTCGATCTTGCTGTTTGCTGTCTGAATTGCATCAATCTTGAGCGTTTCTTCGGTGATTTCTGCCTTTACACTGCGAATCTTTTCTTTAAGAGCTTCTGCTTTTTCAGATAGGATTGTGATTCCCAAGAGTTGCTCAATAATTCCACGCTGGTCATTGGTCCTCATGCTGAGAAACGGTTCGGTATAGGTGTTTAAAGCAACAATATGCTTGAACATGTCGTGAGTCATGCCTAAAAGCTCGTTAATCACTTCTTGAGTTTTACGGCTATCGCCCTGCGACTCGTCTGTCATTGCTTGCTCTTGCTCGTCAATGTAAAATTTGAGAATATTAGGGCTGCGACCTCGCTCTATACGATAGTCTAGACCGTCTTTCTCAAAATGCAGTGTAACCAACATGCCTTTGCTGTTAGTCTTGTTGATCAAGTTATTCTTTTTGATATTTGTAAGGGCAGTGCCGTACAATGCGTAACTGAGAGCGTTGATGATAGAAGTTTTGCCCGTACCATTTCGAGATCCAGTATCGTCACCGCCTTGGTCTAGGTTCTCACCTAACACCAGAGTAAGTTTTTCTTTGTTAAAGTCCACTGCCTGCGACACGTTGCCTACAGACATGAAATTGCGGACTGTTAAATCCTTGATGCGGATCATTCGAAGTTCCTCATTAAATTAGTTTTCCACGGCAGCATTCGACAGCTAAATCCTTTATTTTTATCATTATTAAAGCTCGTTGTAGATGTCTAACAGTAATTTCTTATCAAAGTTGTCAGAGTCTATTGCTGTGATTTCATTTGACACAATCTGATCAACACTTTCAAAATGCTCAATGTCGATATCTGTAGAGATTTCCTCTACTTGCTTTTGCGGAATCAGCGTGATCTCTCTGCAATTATATTGCGAGATAAAAGTTTCTTTGATGAAACTTGCTTCTTCGTATGAGATAGGTACATCAATGGTTACTCGCAAGTACATCTTTGACTTGATAATGTTGTCTGTGTCGTCTAGCAGCTCAGAAAGTTTGATAGTACGATACTTGGGAGCATCAGGCCAATCCAAGAAGACAGGTTCTAGATCGTTTTCCTTGTCTAAGATCATCATACCTCTTGCATCATCCCATGCGTCTGCATAGTTGTGAGGAAAGGCATTGCCTATGTAATGTATCTTACCTTTTTTCTGACGCTTGTGAAAGTGTCCTGAGAACACATAGTCTTGATGCTGAAAGTGTTGTGCTTTCAAGTCACCGTGATCTGGCATCTGTACCATAGCATTCATGTAAAAACTAGGAAGCTCAAAGTGACCAAACAAGTATTTTGCTTTTATCTTGGTCATTTGCTTCCACTCGTCGCCTACTAGCCAAGGTACAAGTGCCACGTCGTCTTTGACTGTGATTTCGTTCACAATCGTTACACCGGGAACGTGCCGTCCAAATTCTACAGAGTGAATGTCACGCTTGTCTTTGTAGTACAGGTCGTGGTTGCCAGGAAAAAAGAAGAACTGCTCAAAAGCTTCTCCTAATTTCTCTAGTATTCGCAGCGAGCTGTTCATAGTAGACACGTTCAAAGTGTTGCGATTATGATGATAATCGCCGCAAAAGATGCCGGTTTCGCAACCCGCAGCCTTTGCTTCAGCAATGTACCAATCAATAAATTCTTCACAGTCGCGGTTGTGAATCTTGGAATTACCTTTAAGTCCAAGGTGTAAGTCTGTGAAAACAGCAGCTTTTTTAAACATATTTTCTCCAATTTTTTAAAGTGTACAGCACTAAGTCATTGATGTCAAGCGATTTTTTAGTCAGTGCTATCGTCATTGCGTTTGACTTCTGCTTCCCACTGTCCTGCTTGCTGCCGTGTGTAGCTTGGAGTGAGGTCGTTCATCTCAAGAATATCGTCACGAATGTTTTGATTGCGCTTTTCGATATTGATAACTCGAACAAAGCTGTTGGTAACTGCGGCTGTATAGTATGCAAAGGGGTTGTCTGACTTGCTTTCGTCAAACTGTAACCCGATCTGCGATAGCTGCAAGATAGCCTGCCCACGCATTTCGTCATTGTACGTATAACCACGAACGTTGCCCCGGGTAGCATAGCGGTCACAAAGTTTCATCCACATCTTAGCAAGCTCGTTGGTTGCCTGTCCGTGTTCTCTGTCAAAATGACCTGTTTCCAAGTCCCCATTCCAGTGACTTTTACCAACTAGTCCAAGGTTGCCTTCGTCGTCAAATTTATAATGTTTAAACGGAGGGAAGTTTAGCTTGATCTTAGTGTCGGCTACTGTCTTTGGTGTGCGCTTCCGGCCTGGCGCATCGGGAATATGGTCAAATGCCATAACGCGGAACACAAGTTCTTCCGTCGTGATGCTGCTGGCTAAGGTTTCGCACTCTGCTTGCTTAACTTTTTCGCCTGCTAGCTTCCTTCTTTCGTATTCTTGTGAACTTAATCTTTTGGCTTTGTTTGCTTTAGCTTGCTCGATTACTTCGCCGTTGATTTCATCAGTAGAATTTAAGATAATATCATAACGGTTGTATTCGGGTTTTGTAAAGCTGCAAAAGGTGTTCTTAGATTTGTGTATCTGTGCTAAAATGTCTTTGTTGTTGAGATAGTTGCGTTTTTTCAATAGCTTCTCCTGGCTTATAGTATTTATAATTATAATACACGCGGTTAATTTTGTCAACTAAATACTTGATATAATTGGAGATTATTTTAATGGCAACGAATCCCTACAATGATACACCAGGCCCACCAGGCAATAAAAGACGCCAACAGGTAGATCAAGACAAGCTAGACTCGCTTTTTCCGCCTACGTCAAGTGTGTCAGAGTTTATTGGCGACACGTTCAACAGCGGTATCGACACAGCAAAGGAGTTTGCTAGCGAAATAACCTCATCTTTTGGCCTTGCCAAAAAATCACGAAGCAAGAGTATACCAACGTCAGCTACACAAAAGTCTAAAGGCACAGCAACAGCGCAGTGGCGAAACACTATTGAGAATCCAGACTGGCGAGTTAAACTTAGTCTGCCTACTCAGTTTACTGCTGACAAGTTACTTGCTCCGCTAGCAGAAAACAGCGGTCTGGTATTTCCTTATACTCCGACAATCATTCTAGGCCACAGTGCAAATTACAATAGTTTACAGCCTGTACACACAAATTATCCGTTTCAACTCTACGAAAATAGTAGTGTACAGGAAATAGTTATTACTGGCGACTTCACTGTAGAGAACGAAAGTGACGGTCGTTATTGGATAGCAGCAATTCATTACTTACGAAGTGTTACAAAAATGTTTTATGGCAACGGTGAAAATTCCGGACAGCCGCCACCAAGGGTCTTATTAAACGGCTACGGTGATTTTGTGTTTAACAACGTCCCTTGCGTAGTAACAAATTTTACAGTAGACTTACCGTCTGATGTAGATTATATTGCTGTTCCTATGAACGTAACGGCACCACTTGCTGGTGACGGTCGTTCTGGCAACAACGGTCAAGGCACTGCTTGGGTTCCGAGCTCTAGTCTTATTACTGTTACTGTGATGCCTACTTACAGTAGGTCAGCGGTATCTAAGTTTAACCTAAACGACTTTGTAAACGGGTCGTACATAACCAAAGGCGGAGGCTTTATCTAATGGCAAAGTACGCACCAACTAGTCCATGGGCAGACACAAGAATTACCAACCTCGGAGCACTTGACGTGTTGACAATACGTGCTGTTCCTGCAGAAAGCGATGATGCAAAATATACCTTAGAAACCCAGTACACTTATCGTCCAGATTTATTAGCATACGACATTTACGGGTCACCGAAATTATGGTGGGTTTTTGCACAGCGTAACATGGACGTAATTAAAGATCCAGTGTATGATATGGTTGCAGGAACTACAATATATCTGCCTAAAGCAGATACGTTAAAAGACCTTTTAGGAATATAAATGTCAAGAGTAGACAGAATTCAAGAGAATAAAGCAAGAACGCTATCCCAGTTAACTGGGTCTGATAACACTGACACGTCAGGTGTGCGCCCAGGTCAATTCCCAGCTTCTTCGAGCGATGTTGATAACAACGACGACATAAGAGTCATTGACTCAATAGGAGACACGCTATCTGATGTATCAACTGGAATAAGTTCAGCAGCGTCGTCTGCTTTTACGTCGTTGAAGGATTTTGGTAGCGGCATCCTTTCAACCAAAAGTAAAGAAGAACGTGCAAACGAGTTTAAAAACAAAAAAACTAGTTCAACAAGACCAGGTAACAGTGCCACAATAGATCCTACAACGAAATCTTCAGGACCGTATTCGGGCGGAACGTCTGCTAAGATCTCAATGAGAGATGCGTTATCTAACGGAATCCCTTCTGCGGACACAGAGGAGAAAAATCCGCCAGGCGCCAATAATTCAATACCGAATCAGTTAGAAGACTTCGCAACTTATAATTGCGTGTTTACACTAGGAGTACTATCACCTAGCAGTATAAATGATCCACAGAACAGTTACAGAAAGAAAGGAGCAACCTACACTATCTTGCGTTCTGGTGGTGGCGGGATCGACCAGAACCGAATTACAAATGGATTTGAACTTGAGGGAAATTTAGAATATTTTATTGATGACTTTAGTATGGAGTCTATACTCAGTCCTAACCAAAAAACAGGTATTGCTCTAGGTACTAGAATATCGTTTAAGGTCCATGAGCCTTATAGTTTAGGTATTTTTTTACAGAGTTTAGAAATTGCAGCAATAAAAGCAGGCTATAAAAATTACCTTAAAGCTCCTTACTTACTCGAACTTAATTTCTTTGGATGGGACGAGTTTAATAATGCAAGGCCAGTAGATTATGCAAGCAGAAAATTACCTCTTCAATTGAAAAGTGTTGAGTTTGATGTCGACAGCGGCGGCTCAGTTTATACAGTAGAAGGAGTACCGTGGAACGAACAGTCGTTCACTGACGAAGTCCAAAGAATTAAAGACCCAGTTGAAATACGAGGCGCATCAGTTGCAGAAGCACTTTCTTTCGGTGAACAGAGTTTAACGGCAATTATTAACCAGAAGCAACGAGAAATAGCAGAAAAAGATTCGCTGCCAATTAACGACCTGTACGTAATTAGGTTTCCAAAGTCAAGGGTCAAAGCCGGAACGGCAGGAAGTAGTCCAACCGACAATTTAAGTGCTACAGTAAGCAAAGAAGATTCCTCAAATAGCTCTGTTATAAGCACCGACCAGTTTAAAAGTCGTATAGGAGACTACTTTAATTCTGCTGGGCAGCAAGCCAATAACAACATATACCAGACGTTAGTTGGCGAGTCAACTACTGATGTTAACAAGATTGGCAGCAGCAAGATGGTTGAAGATTATAATCAAGGCAGCAATCATCCGTTTCCACGAAGCCTGTATACTTACGATGAAGAAACACAGGTATACAGTCGTAAAGGTATTGAACTAAGCCTAAGCGACGACGAGCGTGTCTTTAAATTTCCACAAGGAATGACTATACAAAAAATTATTGAAGAGATAGTTCTTATCAGTAATTACGGAGCAAACGCTACTAAAGCATTAGATAAAGAAGGCATGGCGACTTGGTTTAAGGTCGAGACAGAGTGCTATATTCTTGACAGCGTTGAAGTTGAAGAAGCAATAGGTAGAAAGCCTAAGGTATTTGTGTATAACGTTGTTCCTTATAGAGTAAACGGTGCTATTACTGGGGCGCCGAACAAAGGTAATCCAGGCGCTGCAGAACGAGAAAAGCAAGTATCTAAAAGATACAGCTACATTTACAGCGGTGAAAATAAAGATATCCTCAGCTTTGATATTCAGTTTAGAACAGCATTTTTTGAAACAATAAGAGCAGACCGTGGCGACGAACAATATTCACAGTCTAGAAACCAAGAAGATGAGAAAACAGAGAAAGGTGTTGATAATTCGCCGGGTGATATAGACCCGGCGTACAGTGTTGAAACCGTTTCCGAAACAGGCTTGTATATAGGCGGCGGAAGCGAAACAAACGCTAAGATAAACTTAGCAAAACAGTTTCACAATACACTGCTAAACAGTAACGCAGACTTAATTACTGCTAACGTAGTAATATGGGGAGATCCGTATTACCTGCCAGACAGCGGCATGGGGAATTATTCATCAAGGAATAGTGGACTGAAGGCTACTTTGACAGAAGACGGATCTATAGACTATCAACGAAACGAAGTTGACGTATTAATAAACTTTAGAACGCCGGTAGACTATAAACCAACCGGCGAAATGTCCTTCCAGTCTGATACAACTACAATTAACGGATTTAGTGGCTTTTATAAAGTAACTAGAGTAGAGTCGACTATTAGCAGAAACAAGTTTACTCAGTCATTAGAGCTCATACGTCGCAGAAACCAGTCACTCGACGGTATCGGAGGCAACTCTATTGTCGAAAAGCAGAACCCTTCGACAGGTAACACTACCGCCGGACGTCCAGGACAAACTGGATCAGCAACACCGTCAGGCAGAACAAGTAGCGGCCCTGGAGCAGCCGGCGCATTGGCAGCCGAACAAGCCGCTGATGAACAAGCTGCAACAATACCGCCTAAGCCTGACAATGCTCCTATAAGCGTCAGGCCAGGTCAGAGTCCGAGTGGCACAAGACCAGTAACACGCCCTGGTCAAGGATAAGGATTATAATGCCAAGAGAAACTAGAAGTAGCGCATATCGGTCGTTAAAAGAACTTGGATTTACCGGGTCCGGGCCATTTGAAGCAGTTGTCGTAAGCCACCTTGATCCTGGTTATATGGGCTCTCTCAAAGTTGATTTATTGCGTAAAAATAAATCAGGGTCGTTCAAGGAAAGAGCAGGTACTACTATAGATGTTAGCTACCTAAGTCCTTTCTACGGTGTTACGAACAAGGATCACGCCACGGCCAATGACGGATACGAAAACACACAAAAGTCATATGGCATGTGGATGGTTCCGCCTGATTCAGGAACACGAGTTCTTGTAATTTTTGCTGAGGGCGACATCTCTCGAGGCTATTGGATCGGATGCATACAAGACCAGTACATGAACTTCATGGTTCCTGATGGCAGGGCTAGCACAGAGGTTACAACAGAAGGGACCCCCGGCGACCTTAAAGGAAAGAAACTACCAGTAGGTGAGTACAACAAACGTACTACATCTGAAAACAAAGACCCTACATTATATGCAAAGCCTTACAATACAGATTTTTCTGCATCACTTGTAGCGTCAGGTCTGATAGATGACGAGAATAGAGGAACGACAACTACCAGTGCACGACGTGAAGTGCCTAGTGCTGTATTTGGTATTAGCACTCCTGGGCCTATCGATAAACGACAAGGCGCGCTAAAGGGACAGTACGGTGAGTTCGAAGCAAAAGCCAACGTCTTTGTTAACAGACTGGGTGGCTCTAGTTTTGTAATGGATGACGGCGATGATAAGTTTATTCGCAAAACCCCAGCAAGCGAAGGCCCTCCTGAATATTCAAATGTTGAAAAAGGTGAAACTGCCGGCGACCGTACTATTCCTCAAAACGAAGTATTTAGGTTGCGTACCAGAACTGGTCATCAGATTCTTATGCATAATTCTGAGGATTTAATCTACATAGGTAATGCTCGTGGCACGTCGTGGATTGAGCTGTCTAGCAATGGTAAGATAGATATTTACGCTAATGATAGCATAAGTGTGCATTCAGATCAAGACATAAATTTCACTGCTGACAGAGATATGAATATTGAAGCAGGTCGCAATATAAACATGCGTGCTAGAGGACGTGATAAAAAAGGCGAAGATCTACCAGATGGCGGCAATATTCAAATGGAAAGCAAGAAAGATACACACATTCTTGTTGAAGAAAATATGAAAGTAGATGTAAAAATGCAGCAGGACACTACAGTTGGCGCAGATCGTTTCCTTACTGTAGTAGGTGATATGCATACAAAAGTTGATACATCTATCTTCGAATTAGCAGCTACTGACATTAATAAGAAAGCAGGCGCAAACATTAATATTGAATCAGGCGCAAATACTAATTCTCTTTCCGGAGCAGCAACAAACCTAGAAGCAGGAGCAGTGTTTAATGCTCTAGCTGGAGCCGCAATGAATCTTAATAGTTCAGCTGGGACAAATATTCTAAGTGACGGAATAGTTGCTATAGACGGGTCTCTAACACACCTTAACAGTGGGCTCGCAGGGCCAGCAGCGCCAGCATCACCTGCAATAGACGCACAGCCTGCAACGGTGTTTGAGCCGCTCTTAGTGCACACTAACAGCCAGATACTTCCTGAAGATATGTCTAAAGTAACAGTAGAATCGATAGTAAAACGGATGCCGAGTCACGAACCGTGGGCACAGCACGAGAACCTAATGCCCAAGGACTTTCTGCCAGAAAAAACTGATATAACTGTTGCGGCACCTATTGAAGATGCAGAGTATATCAAGTCTACAGACACGTTTAGAAAGAACCGAACCACGGCAGGAACCGGAGTAGGAATTGCTGCTCAGTCAAGCCAACAAGACGAGAAAAGCATACCGAGTAGAGGCTAAATACTACTATGAGCTCATTAGAGAAGAATCTTTACAAAAGAGTACAATCCAAGCGAGAGGGTGGAGCAGCAGCAACACGTTCTGTTCCTAATACCGTCTACCGCGGCCTTAGCACAGTCAATCCGGAAAACGACGGGTTCCGTCTGTATGACGTTGCTATAATCAAACAAGATTTGATTAATCATTTTAATATTCGCCAAGGTGAAAAGTTAGAGAATCCTGAATTCGGAACTATCATTTGGGAAGTTCTTTATGAGCCCCTTACAGAAGCACTTAAACAGGTTATTATCGAAGACGTTGAAACTATTATTAACAGTGATCCAAGAGTTGCGGTAGACAGAGTTATTGTCGACGATTATTTTAACGGCCTACAAATCGAGTGTGTTCTTACCTTCCTAGATTACAACATCTCTGAGCAGCTTCGCTTCCAATTCGACGAAGCTAATGGATTAATTGCGTAATAATATACGCGGTTTTCTCTTTCAAATAAATACTACGATAACAGAGGAAAGCACATGTCAGCCACAGATAGACAGAATCGATTACTGGTAGCAGAGGACTGGAAAAGAGTATACCAGACCTTCCGTAATGCAGATTTTCAGAGTTACGATTTTGACAATCTAAGACGCACAATGATTTCTTACTTGCGTGAGAACTATCCAGAAGACTTCAACGATTATATTGAATCGTCGGAGTACCTTGCGCTAATTGATCTAATTGCATTCCTAGGACAAAACCTATCGTTTCGTATAGATCTAAACGCTAGAGAAAACTTTTTAGAACTTGCTGAACGTCGTGAAAGTGTACTGCGTCTTGCAAGACTTATTAGCTACAATCCAAGCAGAAACCAAGCAGCTAACGGCTTCTTAAAGTTTACTGCCGTGCGTACATCAGAAGATCTTATTGATAGCAACGGCATTAACCTCAAAGGGCAATCGATCCAATGGAACGACAGCACCAACGCCAACTGGTTTGAACAATTTATTAAGGTAATCAACACTGCACTTCCTCTCAATGGTGTATTTGGCCAGCCTGACAAAAAAGAAGACGTTGCAGGTATTCCTACCGAACAGTATCGAGTTAATGGGTTGAACACAACTGTTCCAATTTATAGCTTCCAGAAAGCGGTTGAAGGGAAAAGCACTCCGTTTCAGATTGTGCCTACCGATATTGTTGACGGTAATTTAGTTGAAGAACCGCCGCTTGCTGGCAATAACTTTTCATTCATTTATAAAAATGACGGCCGCGGTCCAAGCAGCACAAACTCTGGATTCTTTGCTCATTTCCGCCAGGGCATACTTGACAATGGTCAGTTTACGGTTACACAGCCAGTGGCAAATCAAACTGTTGCTGTTGACACAACTAACATCAACGACACTGACGTCTGGCTTTATAAGCTAGATGCAAACGGCAACGAACAAGAGCTATGGACTAAAGTAGCCAGTGTTGAAGGCAATAACATTATCTACAATAGCATCAACAACAATATTAGAAATGTGTTTAGTGTTTTAACCAGAGTTGATGACAGAATTAACTTGATCTTCTCTGATGGGGTATTCGGTGAATTGCCAAAAGGTAACTTTAGAACCTACTACCGCGTTAGTGAAAACAGAAGTATGATTATTACTCCTGCGGCACTATCAGGTATTAACTTTAGTATACCGTACCTAAGTAAGCAAGGTAAACAAGAAGAAATTACATTTACTGTTAGTCTGCAGACCACGGTATCAAACTCAACAGTAAGCGAGACTAACGCTAGTATTAAAGCTAATGCTCCTGCTACTTATTACACTCAAAACAGAATGATTACTGGTGAAGATTACAACGTAGCTCCTTTAGCAGTAAGTCAAGAGATTGTAAAAGTTAAGAGTGTTAACCGTACATCAAGTGGTATTTCGCGTTACTTTGACTTAATAGATGCAACCGGAAAATACAGTAGCACTAACTTATACGGCAATGACGGCATTGTTTATAAAGAATTTATTGATAGAACTACATCGTTTTCCTTCCAAACTCAAACCGACATTGAAGGTGTTGTAATTAACGAAATCGAACCTATTTTTAAAGACAAAAGAGTGAATCACTTTTACTTCGATAGATTTCCTGAGATTAATGCAGTTGACTTAAATGTTTACTGGGTATCGGCGACTAAAGACACTAATACATTTACAGGATTTTTAAGTAACAACGAAACAACGCCTGAGGATGGATATCAACGGGTAGGAAGTTTTACTTCGACTAGTCTTCGTTATGTAAAAGCCGAGAGCTTACTAAAGTTTGTAGCACCAGCCGGACAATACTTTGATAAAAACAATGCGTTGAAGATAGGTTCGCCTAGTGATGTAGGGCACAAAACCGTACTTTGGACCAAAGTTTTTAACATTGCAGGCAATGGTGTTGACCAGCTAATTACAACTACATCTGGTGCTATAGCACTTAGTGACGATATCCCACAAGGTGCAATTCTAACAGAAATACGTCCTAAGCTAGCAGGATCGTTGCTTGACGATGTTAAACGCCAACTTATTGATCAGACGTTTGCCTACAATAACTTCGGATTAAGATTTGACGTAGAAGATCAGCGGTGGAAGTTAATTAAGGCATCTAACCTAAACGCCAGCGGTGATTTCAACACTGGTTTTGCTGGAGACACAAGTGGCCAAGGCCTTGATGCTAGCTGGCTAATCAAGTTTGAAACATCTGGTGAAAGGTATAAAGTTTTTTATCGTGGGCTAAGGTATGTTTTTGAAAGCGACGAAGAGATCAGATTCTTCTATGATTCGACTGATAAGATTTTTGATAGCCGAACCGGCAAAATTATTAAAGACAAAATCACAGTATTAAACATTAACAAGCAACCTGACAATCCGTCTCCGTTTACAAATGATTTTACTTGGGAGGTTTTGTCTGAGTATAGAGACAAAGAAGGTTATGTAGACAGTACCCGTGTTGAACTTACGTTCTTTGACAGCGACGAAGACGGCGTAGTTGATGACCCTGACTTGTTTGAAGACATAGTAGCACCTGATTATGTTGATCCGGAAACAGGGCTTACAACAGTCGTAGATAAAAAGACTGTTATACAGGAAAAGTATATCACGTCAGCAGGAACTGAAGACTTCCGTTATGTTAACGCTGAAGCCACCGGTATTAGTTTATATAGATCAGAGAGTGCGCCGGCTGTGCCTTTGGCTAGTGAAAGAGCCAGCGGCGCCATTTATTATTTCCTTGACGTAGATTTGTTTAAGATCTGGGATACTAATACAATGACGTTTTCTATAACAAATGATTACAAGGCGTTTACTGGCAGAGATATGCTAAAATTCCAGTATGTACACACTGCGGATTCGAACAATAGAATTGATCCAAGTGCTAGTAATATTATGGATACATACTTACTAACAAGAGGTTACGACAGACAATATAGACTTTTCCTAGACGGGCAGTTGACAAATCGTCCCCTACCGCCTAGTTCAGATCAACTGTTTAGATCGTTTGGATCTAAACTGAATCAGATTAAGTCAATAAGCGATGAAGTGATTTATCATCCGGTTAAGTACAAAGTACTATTTGGCCCAAAGGCGAACGGAGATTTGCAAGCAACATTTAAAGCAGTTAAGAACCCAGATCAAGTGTTAAACGATAACGATATCAAAACACGTATTATTGGTCTTGTAAATCAATATTTTGCAATTGAAAACTGGGACTTCGGCGACACATTTTTCTTCCAAGAACTAGCTACATTTGTAATGAACAGAATGGCGCCAGACTTGGTTACATTTATTATTGTACCAAATCAGGTAGAGCAAGGATTTGGCAGCTTATTTGAAATACGCTCAGCACCAGACGAAATTTTTATTAGTGGCGCAACGGTAAACGACGTTCTTCTAATAGACGAAATAACAGCTTCGCGCTTAAATGCAAACGGCAAGGTTGTTACAACATCAGATATATCAACAAACAAAGGATTACAAAGTACTCCGTCAGTTGGTACACTCAACAGCACAGGGGGTTTTAGTTACTAATGGCTAACACTGACCAGAACGATTTTCCACTACCAGCAGGTGGTGAGCAGGACAGGAAGAGCGCAAACCTTCTACCTAAGTATTTTAGAACTCAAGCCAACGAAAAGATTTTAGGTAGTACTTTAGATCAAATGGTCCAGCCGGGTATTGCTGAAAAAATCTCGGGATTCTACGGCCGTCAAACTGCGAAAGCATACCAGTCAGACGACACGTATATCGAGGATATCAGCGAGCAAAGGCAAAACCGCCAACTAGAGCCGGCTTCTGTAGTTAAAGATGATTTAGGCAACGTTGAGTTCTTTAGTGATTATCCTGACTTTATTAATCAAATCAGTGCGTTTAGCGGTGATGTTTCTAATCACAGTAAACTAAACACCCAAGAATTTTATGCTTGGAATCCTAACGTAGATTGGGACAAATTAGCAAACTTTCGCGAGTATTTCTGGCTACCTAATGGCCCACAAACTGTTAGCGTCTTCGGTCAATCCCAAGAGGTTACCAGTACTTACAAAGTAACAATCCAAGACCAGGGCGATAATACTACGTACAAGTTCTCAAATAGACTTGCAGCCAACCCAGTTCTTACTTTGTATAGAGGACAGACGTATAGGTTTGAGATAGATACTCCAGGGTTCCCTATTGCTTTTACGGTTGACAGAAACTATACAACTCCGGATCCGGATGAAGAGAGCGAAAACGTATCAAGCGAATATATCAAAGGACAAAAGTTTTTTGACGCAGACGGTAACGAAGTTGATCCGCAGTATATTGAAAACGGTGTAATTGAATTTACAGTACCGTTGCAAGCGCCTGATCACTTATTTTACCTTAGTGAAAGCGATATCAATACAGGCGGCTTCATTAAGATTTTTGATATTGAAGAGAACACTGCAATTGATGTTGGACAGGAAATTTTAGGGAAGTCGACATATACAAGTGCTAACGGTGTAACGTTAACAAATGGTCTTAAAGTAACATTCTTAGGTAATGTTACTCCGGAGATATACGGCACCGGTGATTGGTACGTAGACGGCGTAGGTACTGAAATAAGACTAGTGAGCGAAGCTGCACTTTTGGTTCCAGCAGGATACGCTGACGATGTTCTTGTTCCTTGGGGTTCAGGAAGATGGGATAGATTGCCATTTGATAATGCTAGTAGCTTTGCTGGTACTAAAGATTATATTGTTGTCAACCGAGTCAGCGCTGACAGAAACCCGTGGTCACGTTATAACCGTTGGTTCCATTCTAGCACAATTGCAGCCGCAGCAGGTTATAATAACGTTGCTGAGGAGTTAGATCAGTCAGCCCGTGCAACTCGTCCTATTATTGAATTCGACCCAGGTCTAAGACTGCATAATTACGGCACCGAAGCAAAGAATGACGTTGACCTTGTAGACGACTTTACATTAGATGTATTTTCAAATGTCGAAGGCCAACTTGGTTACAACGTCGATGGTGTTCCTTTGACACAAGGACAGCGAGTATTATTTGCTGCTGATCCTGACAAGCGTGTTAATGGTAAAATATACCGAGTTACTTTCTTAAGAGTTAACAATAGAAACCAGATTTCTTTGATCGAAGAACCAGATTGTGACCCTATAGAGGGCGAAGTTGTATTGGTTACTAACGGCAACGAAAACGCAGGTAAGTTTTACTGGTATAACGGAACAACTTGGAAACTAGCACAAGAAAAAACTGAAAATAACCAATCACCTCGTTTTGAACTATACGACAGTGCTGGTAATGCATTCAGCGACACTGTTGTTTATGAAGAATCATCATTTACAGGTAATACTGTATTTGAATATAAGCAAGGCACTGGCTCACTGGACCCTGAGTTAGGATTTCCACTAAGCTACAGAACAATCGAAAACGTAGGCGATCTACAATTTAACTTCTCTCTTGTAAACGAGAGCTTTGTTTATAGTATCGACCAGACGTTGTACACTAAGAATACTGATATCGGATATCTAAGAAGGTATACTGATTTAAACACGTTTACTGTGCAGAACGGTTGGGCAAAAACTAATAAGTCAAGTACCCAAGCAGTTATTAGACAGTACATTGTTGAAGAACCAACAGACAGATTTGAAATAGATGTCTATGATCGCAGTAGTTCTATACAAGATTTAGAAGTTAAAGTTGTTCTTGACCAGGACTATCAATTACTAGATGTTGATTATACAATCGACCGCAGTGAGCAAACTGCCGCGATTGTGTTCAACAGCGTATTGCCTGTTGATTCAAATGTCATTTTAAAAGTAAAAAGTGATACATCGAAGAACGACAACGGTTATTATGAAATGGCATATAACCTAGAAAGGAATCCGCTTAACAATAACATCGGAGAATTCACTCTAGGCGAAGTAAACGATCATGTAAGAACAATTGTAGAAAACGTTAGAGGATTCAGCGGCAAGTTCCCTGGAACTAACAACTTGCGGGACTTAGGCCAGTTAGACGCGTTCGGTCGACGTTTTGTGCAGCACACCGGCCCGCTTAACCTTGCAAGTTACCACATTACAAACAAAGAAGCAAACATCATTAAGGCACTTCGTTTTAATCGATCAGAGTATGCAAAATTCAAAAGAGTGCTTCTTCAAACTGCTGAAGATTTAGGGTTCGACGGTACACCAAAGCAACAGCTTGATCTGACATTGAGTCGAATTAATGCAAGTAAAACTCCAGCAATGCCGTTCTACTTCACAGATATGCTGTGCGCAGCCGCATCACGTACTTTAGAGTATAAAGTGCCAGCGGGCGGCGAAAACTTCTATGCATTGTCTGAACCGTTTACATTAGACGAGTTAAGCGCCAAGTCTGTTCTTGTGTATCTAAATTCAGAGCAGTTGGTACACGGACGAGACTATACATTTAGCAACGAAGGGTTTGTTGATATAAGTGCAGACTTAGTACAGAATGATATCATTCAGGTTGTTGAGTGTGACACAACTGACGGTTCTTATATTCCTGCCACACCAACTAAGTTAGGTTTATATCCTGCATATATTCCTCAGAAGTTTGTTGATAACACGTATAGAGAACCACGTAACGTAATTCAGGGGCACGACGGAAGTATTGTACTTGCGTTTGATGACTACCGCGATGACATTATTCTTGAGTTTGAACTTCGTGTTTACAACAACATCAAACAATCTTACGATACTGATTTATTTGACCTAGATAAGTTTGTTTCGGGTGATTTCAGATACACAGGTTATACAAAAGAGTCAATTGATCGTTCAATGACAGCAGACTTTGTCGAGTGGACTACCGTTGCGGGCAACCCGGATTATACTTCCGGCTCTGGCTACGACAGAACTGACTCTTTTACTTATAACTACACTGGTACGATTTCACCTAGTGGAGTACAGTTAAATGGTTACTGGAGATCAGTATACATACAGGCGTACGACACTGATCGTCCTCACACCCATCCTTGGGAAATGTTAGGATTTAGTGTAGAGCCAACTTGGTGGCAAGAAGTGTATGGGCCTGCACCATATACAAAAAATAACTTAATTTTGTGGACAGACCTACAAAACGGTATTATTAGAGAGCCAGGCAAAGCAGAAATACGTTATGAAAGATACAAGCGTCCAACGCTGCTTTCACACATTCCTGTAGACGTTAGCGGTAACTTGCTCAGCCCTCTTGCTAGCAATTATGCAACAAGCCTTGTAGACAGATTGTCTAGAGCACCGTTTAGATTCGGTGATCATACACCTGCAGAAACTGCATGGCGCCGTAGTTCTGAGTACCCATTTAGTTTAATTACTGCACGAGTTCTAAATCAACCAAACACTACTTTTGCTACAGGTTTTGACCTGTCAAGAATGAAGCGCAACCAAGTAGGGCAGATTATCTACACAGAAACAGGCAAAGTCCTAAGATTAGCAGATATTGCTTTCCCTAATGGCACCAACGCAGATACTCGTGTTAGTACAAGTGGTCTTGTAAATTACATTTTTGATTATCTTGCAAGCAGTGTTCAACTACAGCAAGACATATACAAGGATCAGCTTACAAGAATTGACAATCAGCTATGTATCAAAGTAGGCGGCTTTACTGAGAAAGAAAAGTTCAACTTAATACTTGATAGTCGTAATCCGTTAAACGAAGGGAACGTATTTCTACCAAAGGAAAACTACCAGGTTTTCCTAAATACAAGTTCTCCTGTAGATGTTGTGTCATACAGTGGTGTAATTGTTGAAAAGACTCCGAGCGGTTTCGTTATCAAAGGATACGACAGAGAAACCCCAACATTTGAATATTATACTCCGATTCCTTCGGCTACTGACCCTGTGATTAATATCGGCGGTGTTAGTGAGCAGTTTGTAGAATGGGGTCCTGCAAAGCAGTACATCAAAGGTCAGAACGTAAGAAACATGAGTTTCTTCTACAGAGTGTTAGAGTCTCATGTAAGTTCGGACACGTTTGATAGTAATAAATTCCGTAGGATTTCGTCACTTCCGCAAATTGGGGGACGAGATGCTACATTGCGTAGGAATTTTGAATCTAGGTTAACTGAGTTGTCGTACGGCACAGTATTGCCTACGATCCAAGACGTTGTAGACTTTATGCTAGGCTACGAAGCTAGGCTAAAAGAGCAAGGATTTAAGTTCGAGTTTTTCAGCAGCGAAAGCGGACAGGTAGAAGATTGGACATACAGTGTTAAAGAGTTCTTGTTCTGGACTACACAAAACTGGGCAGCAGGCAGTATTATTACACTTAGTCCGGGCGCTGAACAAGTTACATTCGAGCGTGAATTTGTAGTAGTTGATGACATTTTCGATAACTTTTACCCTTATTCATTGCTAGCTGCTAACGGTACGAAGTTAGATAGAAGGTTCAGCAGTATAGCAAGAAGCAACCAGAACGAGTTTGGACTGAAGTCTACTGGTACCACAGACGGCATCTATCATGTTAGACTGCCGCTAGTACAAAAAGAGCACGTTATCTTACTCGACAATCGTTCAGTATTTGACGACATCATTTACGACCAAGAAGCTGGGTATCGTCAAGAAAGAATCCGTGTTACAGGCTACAGAAGTGACAAGTGGAACGGCGGTTTAGATATCCCTGGTTTTGTATACGACAGTGCGGTTGTAGTTGACTGGGAACAGTGGACAGATTATTCAATCGGTACTCTTGTAAAGTACAAAGAGTTCTTTTATGTTTCACTATTCGACATTCCGGGTTCAAGTGTGTTCAACACTGGTGCGTGGAAGCGTTTAAGAGAGCGCCCAGAGTCTAAACTAATTCCAAACTTTGATTATAAGATCAATCAGTTTGCAGATTTCTACGACTTAGATTCTGATAACTTTGATGTGGAGCAGCAAAGGCACGCCCAGCATCTAACAGGCTACCAAAAGCGTCAGTACTTACAGAATATCATTAATGATGACGTATCACAGTATAAGTTCTATCAGGGATTTATACAAGACAAAGGTACAACAAATTCTCTAACCAAGTTGTTTGATGCATTAGGAACGTCTGACAAAGATAGCTTAGAATTTTATGAAGAGTGGGCTATACGCCTGGGTCGCTACGGCGATACAGATAACGCAGAAGTAATCGAGTTTAGACTTGATGAGTCTAAATTTAGATTGTCTCCACAGCCGGTGGAGTTAGTAAACAGGCTGCCAGTGAATTCGGTAGATAACATTTACCGCCAGCGCCCGTTTGAAATCTATGCAGCTCCTGAAAACTATGACAGCAAGCCTTTTCCTGTTGTCAAGAAAGATCCGTTTGAGCTAAAATCTGCAGGCTATGTACGTGAAGATGACGTTGCATACAGAGTTACGAATTCGATAGACGTACTGAACGGCGATGTATCAAGTGTTGGATACGGCGACTATATATGGGTTGTTGGTTTAACTGAAGACTGGGACGTTTTACAGCATGTTAGAACAGTTCTAAAAGTTACTCAAATCGAACGACTAGACAATGCTCAGGCAAGAATTACATTTGATAATAGTACTATCGGTTTAGTAGTAGGCCAGTTCTTAGGTGTACAGAACCTTTCTTTTGTTAATAACAACTTCTACCAGATCGAAAGTATTAAATCTAATTCGGTTGTAGTAACAGCACCGTCTGATGTTGTTATTGAAGACGAGGAAAATGCTAGCGGATTTGTCAGCACACTAAGAAGTGTTCGAGTTAAGGACTTAGAGCAAGCAGAAACCGTTATTCAACAACAAGTAACGCCTGGACAGCGAGTTTGGGTTGACGGCGAGTCGTATAATGATTGGTCAGTTTATGAGAATCAAGAAGTATATTCTAAAACTAATACCATTGACAACCGAAATACAGAAAACCCAGGCTCGGCATTTGCAAGAGCTATTGCAGCATCAAAGGACAATACTAAGGTTGCTATTGGTGATGCTGCTGAAGGCAACGGTGTTGTAAACATTTACACCAGAGCTACAGAAGCTAATAAATTACAATTTGAAACACTAATTGAAGCTCCGTTTTTGTTGCAGAGTACTATTACTTTAGATACTAATAATAGGTTCGGGTCTAGTGTAGCTATTAGTCCTGACGGCAACTATCTAGCAGTAGGCTCACCAGAAGCGTCGGATATTTCATCCCCGTTTGTAGGACCATATGTTGCAGGCGACGAGTACGAAGACGGCGATATTGTTAGCTACAGTGCTCAATACTGGGAAGCTCAAGTAGCAATTAATCCCGGCAATACAGAATATCCGTATGTTGGTAGCCAGTCTTGGAAGCAGGTCTTTAGAGTTCCTGTTAGTCTTAATAAGCCAAGAAACGGGCTTAATAACCAAGGCGCATTTACTGTTTACGAAAGAGCAGGCCGGGCTTGGAACGTTCAAGGCACGTTTGTAATTCCTGGCACAGGCGAAAACTCGTTTACTGGAAAAGATTTAGACTTTGCACAACAAGACGAGTTGTATAGACTATTCATTTCAACCAACAGTAAAGTGTATGTTGTTAAGAAAGGCACTGATGCCGAAGGCACTAGGTTTAATTGGGAGCTAGATAAAGATCCGCAATTCCGCGGCGAATGGGCAGCAGTTCAGTCGCAGATTGATTTTGCTACAGGCGATATTGTCAGCTATCTAAAAGACGGCGAAACTACGTTATACAAGGCAAAAACTGTTGTGAGCGCCGGCTCAACTAACCCACAAGGTAATTCTACGCAGTGGGAATTAGTAGACCAAAGTGTAACAGTTGAGCCTTTTGTTCCTCACGTACTTACTGAAGAGATTTACGGGGATGAGGTATTTGTTGATGAAGACTTAACAGAGTTTGCCGCAGAAGTAACTGTTTCTGGTAACGGTCATGTTATGGCAATCACAGCAGTAACAAAAGTGTTCGACGAAACAAATTTAAATGCATTGCCAGTAGTCACTAACCGTGTTTTGATTTATAGAATTCAGGACGGGCGTTATGTTCTAAGACAAGTTATAGACCCAACTTTGCCTGACACACGATTTGCGGAAAGCCTGTCAGTATCGCCAAGCGGCGAGTTCCTAGTTATAGGCGAACCAGGCAGTGATGTATATGCTTACGATCAAGGTCGAGTAAGAGTATATAAACAGATAAATGGCCGCTTTGAACACCTGCAGACACTAATTTCACCTAGAGATGATTTAGTTGAAATGTTCGGTTTTAAAGTTAGTGCAACTGACAGTTCTATTTCTGTTACTAGCTTTAACGGCGATATGATTCTGCCAACTGTGTTTGACAAGAATCTTAGCAACGAAACAGTATTCGACAACGGACTTACTACATTCTCTGACAAGATTTCAAACTCTGGTAGCGTTACTGTATTTGACAACGTTGATGGTACGTTCTTATATGCAGATGCATTAGAATACGTTGACGCTAAAAACAGTCAGTTTGGTGAGAGTATGGTTGCTGTGCGTAACCATATATATGTCGGGCTGCCAAGAGCACAAACAGATAACACCAAAGGCACTATGTCAGACTACCGTCGCGAGCGTAATAGTCAGTCGTGGTTTAAGATTAGAACACCTAACCCTATCATTGACTTAGATAAGATGAACGAAGTGTTTTTGTTTGACACACGCACTAATCAATTAGTGACCTACTTAGATTATATTGATGTTCGTCAGGGTAAGATTGCCGGACCAGCAGCAGAACAGATAGACTTTAGGACAAACATAGATCCAGCCCGTTACAATATAACTGACGACGAAAGATTCTTCGACGAAGTGAATAACTGGGAAGACGGGTTTGTTGGTCGTGTATGGTGGGATTTAAGTACTGCAAGATTTACCAATCCTTACCAAGGTGAAGCAGTTTACCAAAGTGCAAATTGGAACAGACTGATTCCAGGTACAAGAGTTGATGTATACGAATGGGTAGCAAGTGATGTTATCCCGTCAGAATGGGATGAGCTAGCTGACACTACAGAAGGGATTGCTCGAGGTATTAGCGGTCAAAGTAAGTATGGTGATGCATTATACTCACAAAAACTCAAGTATGACTTTGTTGCTAAAACATTCAGCAATATCTACTACTTCTGGGTTGTCAATAAGTTTACAACACCGAATGTTGAAACTAGAACATTAAGCGTAGGTAACATTGCTAGACTTATTGAGGATCCATTCCAAGAAGGTTACCGCTTTGCTAGCTTTATGACTGACAACAGGTTTGTAATGTACAACGTGGATAGTTTGGTATCAGGCACTGACACAGCACTAGCCGTTGCATATTACACACTCGAAAATCAAGAACAGAATGTTCACAACGAATATCAGCTGTTGTCAGAAGGCCTCAGTACTAGCTTGCCTAAAAGAGATATCGAGCGCAAGTGGGTTGACAGTCTAGTAGGGTATGACGAGCAGACTCGTATTATTCCAGATCCAACACTAAGCCCAAGACAGAAATACGGCACGCTGTTTAGTCCGAGACAGAGCTGGTTTATTAATAAGGCAGAAGCACTTAAACAAGTTGTTGAACGTGCTAACATTTCTCTGAAAAAGCTACCGATAGTGGACAGCCGTGATTTGTCTACAATGTTAAGCGAGGATACAATTCCGCTTGTTGAAGAAAAACAATACGATTACATTGTAGATACAGTAGAAGAGCTACGATTTATTGGTACTAGCAGGTCTGCAACAGCGGCAATTAGTGTCGAAGTAACCAACGGCTCAATTACCGACATTACAATAGATGAACCAGGTAGGAGATATAAAGACCTGGCTTACGAAGGAACTGGCCGCAGGAACGGACCGGCTGTTACTGTAAACGGTAATGGATCAGATCTTGATATCGACCTATTCATTAACAACTCGGGACAAGTTGTAGACTTCGATATTGTCAACCCAGGTCAAGGGTATAGTAATACAGTTCGCGTTGATGTAAGACCTGTAAATGCATTAGTACGTTCGGATTCAACAATCACAGGACGCTGGGCAATTTATTCGTTGAACCCAGCAACTGGCGAGTGGGAGCGTACAGAAACTCAGAAATACCAAGTTAGTGACTATTGGGACTACATTGATTGGTATGCCGAAGGCGACAATCAGTTTACATTAGTTAATCACTTGATAGACGGAACTTACCAGCTGCCGTCTATTGACGACAGCATCGGCGACGTTATTAAGATATCAAATGTTGGGTCAGGCGGCTGGCTATTGTTACGAAAAGTTAACGATGTAGATACTGATGACTTTACAGTTAACTATGACACTATCGGTCGTCAGGGCGGCACAATACAAATTAAGTCTATCTTGTACGACAATCCAGAAAACCTTGTAGGGTTTGACGTTTCTCGTTACGACGGCAAGTTCTTTGATAGAGAGCCAGCAACAGAAATTAGATTGATTATGAAGGCTCTTAAAGAAGATCTGCTAACAGATGATTTAGCAGTTGATTATAATCAGCTATTCTTTGCAAGCATTCGATACGTATTTGCAGAACAGTTAAACGTAAACTGGGCATTCAAGACTAGCTTTGTTAAAGCCAAGCACAACGTTGGAGCACTAGAGCAGAGAATTACATTCCGTAACAGCAATTTGCCAAGTTACAACGATTATGTTGAAGAAGTTAAGCCTTACAAGACTAACGTAAGAGAGTACATCAGTTCACTTGATCGTCTTGAGGAAACAAATTCTGTAGTTACAGATTTTGACTTACCGCCAAGGTACAATCCTAGTGATAAGAAGATACTACCGGTTCCGGTTACTGTTGAAGACAACCGCATCGTAGGTGCCGAATCGTTCTTTGGCGAGTTTCCAGACAAGAACTGGAAAGACAATGTAGGTTTTAAGGTTACAGAAATTGCTGTAGCAGATCCAGGCACAAGGTACAGGTACGCACCTGATGTAAGAATCGAAGGAGGCGGCGGCACTGGTGCAACTGCTCAAGCCTACATCGGTAAAGGCGGAGTTGTTCGTGTTCGTGTTATTAACAGCGGTTCTGGTTACCTAAGTACTCCGACAGTTACTATTGCTGCACCAGGTAACAACGAAGGAGTACAGGCAAGAGCAACAGCTATTATAGGAGAGAGCGTTGTACGAAGCATGAAGGTAACTGTTAAGTTTGACAGAGTATCAGGTAAGGCTATTGTGCTTTCACTAGACCAGAGCAAAACAATCACAGGCACAGGTGTAAATGTGATCTTTGATTTGGATTGGCCTATGGACTTAACCGCTAGCAAGATCTCAATTACAAAAGACGGCGAAGAAGTTCTTAGAAGCGAATACAGCTATAAAAACGTAGTAGACAATAGCTTGTCATACACTCGTTACAATGGTCAAATTGAATTCACAAAGCCGCCTCTTGTTGGCGAAACTGTTGTAATAAATTACGTCAAGTCTCCTGCATTGCTAAATGCAGCAGATCGAATTGAGTACTTGTATGTACCAACTAGCGGCATGATAGGCGCTGAGATTCCTCAGCTTATGTCAGGCGTTGATTACGGCGGCGTGGAAGTCAAGAGCTTTGACTTTGATACAGCAACAGGGTGGGACAACGACGAATGGTCAACAGATGGCTGGGATATCTACGATACTACTTACGAAGATATTGTAATTCGCCCAGACGGCACTACAGTTATATTCGAACTCGACGAACCACTTGAAGAAGGTGTAGAGTACAACGTATATAGAAACGGTGTTCGTATTGATGATCCAGCATACGACGGTTCCACTGTTGTAGACAACGAAAATGCAGAAATGGAAACTATTGTCGGCGACGGTAGCACTACTAGTTTTGAGCTAGGTAACGGCGCAGACGGCGACGATGTAGTTATTATTCGCAAGACAACTAGTGACGGTAGCTTTGCTCCAGATCCAGATAGCTATGATACACAATTATCCGGCGGCAGACTTGACTACGGTAACGCAACAGGACTGAACGCTGAAGACATTATCGTTGACGGTGACTTGTTTGTTACACCAACTACAAGCGCAGGTCCAGAAGAAATGGTACCTGGGCAAGTACTTGACACAGTAAACATCAAGGTATTCGAGCGTGTAGGTGACGGCCAAGGTGAGATTATTAATCAGTCTTACATCACAGACGGAACAACAGCTACGTACAGCTTCGGCATCAGACCAAACAGCTTAGATGCAGTTATTGTAAAAGTTGATAACACTATTGTTGATCAGTCTCTGTATACAATTGACTACGAAAATCTAACAGTGACATTTGATCCTGTTCTTTCAGTAGCGCAGAGAGTAAGCATTCTAGCTGTTGGCATGAACGGTAACAATGTTCTAGACACAGACGCAATTATATCAGACGGTTCAACTACAAAGATTGTTACTCCGATCGAGTCCCAAGACGACTATACTACAGTCGTGATGGTTAACGGTGTAGTGGTTACCGACCCAGATGTTATAATTATCGAGGAAGATAGCAGATTAGTTATTCAGTTTGCGGTAGCCCCTGCAGCCGGCGCGGTTATTGAATATGCAGTAACTGATCCACAAACTGAGATTCGTAGTTATAGTAGAGTGTTAAGAGACACGTTTACTGCAACTGGTGATAGTACAGCGTACAACCTTACACAAAACCCAGTAGAGCAAGAACCTGTAGAGTTCTTTGTTCTAGTTGATGTTGACGGATTCATAAAGAGCCCGGGCTACAGCAAAGAGTTTACTGTTGAAAGTACGAATACGGTAGTATACCAATTTGATACGTTCCAGATCCCACAAAGTACTATAGATTCTGAACAAGTACGAGTATTTAAAAACAATGTTGAGCTTGATAGAAATATTGATTTCATTGTTGATTTCGCTACAAGTAGTATCAGATTAGATCCTAACGCTATTGAAGTAGGTGACACACTAAATGCTTACTACACCGGTGATGCTGACTACTTTATTAATGGCAACGAGCTTGAGTTTAGCGAAGAGTTAACAGTCGGTTCTATAGTTAATGTGTACCAGTTCTCTAATCACGATGTACTAGATATAGACCGTATTGGATATAGCGTATTCGAAAAAGATACGTTAACTCTAAACGATGAAAACAATACAGTCTATAATGCACTAAGAAGCGGTACTATAAATCTGCGTAGCACAGCAGCAGGCGTACAATACGTTTGGGTAGCAGTTAACGGCAAGTTACTAACACCGTCAGTAGACTACAGCCTGTCAGCAGATAGACTTGTAGTGTTCATAAACGGTAATCTTGAAGTAGGCGACGAAGTTGACGTAATTCACTTCAGCGCACCTATTCAAACACCGAGGCTGGCATGGAGTAAGTTTAAGGATATCTTGAACAGAACACATTACAAGAGATATGACAACGATACTGGCCAAGAACTAACAGCTTCGTTAATGCCAGATGATCTGTATATTGAAGTAGCAGATGCAACTACTTTACCGGTGCCAAGCAAGAGTGCAAACAAGCCAGGTATTATTTTTGTGGACGGTGAGCGTATTGAATATTTCGAAAGAGATACAAATGGCAACAAACTACGTCAGCTACGTCGAGGCACGTTAGGCACAGGTGTTAAGGACGAATACCCAGCAGGCACTATTGTTGTTAACAATGGCAGTGAAAAGAATATTCCTTACAGTGACGAATTTGTAAGCGAAGAAATTGTAAACAACGGTGTTTCAACGGTATTTGATACCAAGTACAACCTAGCTGGTTTTAATCTGAACTTTAACCAAACCTATAGAGACTTTTTTGAAGTGTTTGTAGGTGGTAAAAGATTGCATAAGAATGCAGTTCAAACTTACCAGTTTGACATGGTAGACGAAAACGGTGATATTGTTCAAGCAATAGCACCAGATAGCCCAGCAGGCGACGTTGAAGTTGAAAAAGAGTTCGATATTATTGTAGACTCAAGTACCGGAAATGTTAGCCTAGAGATTACAAATCTTCCAGTAACAGAGGTACCAAATCCTGCTGATCCTGATAACCCTACTATCTACAAAGATAGAATATTAATAGTACGTAAAACAGGAAGTTTGTGGAGCGACCAAGGGGTTGCACTCAAAGATTCAGACAATGCAATTGCTAATTTCTTGCGCGGAAGTATAAGTAAGCTGCCTGAATAAATACACTTAACAGAAATGGAATTAAAACATGATAAATGAAATGAACGGCGTATTTATACAAGGGCACATTAAGATCCATGACCCGGAAACTGGCGAAGTTCTTGTTAATAAAAAGAATGCCATACATTACGAGAACATGAGCATAGCGTTAGCTGAAAGTCTAGCTAACGCAGGTACCGGCCCTATCTCGGAGATGAGTTTTGGCAACGGCGGCACAAGTATTGATCCAACAGGGATTATTACTTACCTAACACCAAACTCTACAGGCGCTAATGCTAGTCTTTACAATCAAACCTACAGTAAGATTGTAGATGATCGTAATGCAAGTAATTTGGATCCAACAAGAAACAAAATTGAAACAAGACACGTTAGTGGTACAAACTATACTGACATTATTGTTACTACTTTGCTTGACTACGGTGAGCCTAACGGGCAAGATGCTTTTGATACAGCATCATCTACAAACTCTACTTTTGTTTTTGACGAGATCGGTCTACGAGCTGCTCCTGTTGCTGGGCAAGCTAGAGGAAGGCTGCTAACTCACGTAATATTCCACCCAGAACAAAAGTCACTTAACAGATTGATCCAAATTGATTATACTGTAAGAGTGCAAAGCCTTAGCGGAGGTAATAGCTGATGGCATATTTTATACGGTTTAGTGATAACGTTAACAGAGACCCAATTATTGTTGAGGACAGGGATGTTAACGACGAAGTTACCAGTTTAAGTTTTCCTGGCAAAGGCGTTACAGAGTACGGCAAAATTATTGCCGAAAACATGTTGCACTTGCTTGAGAACTTTGCGTTTTCACAGCCTCCAGAAAACCCAAACGAAGGTCAAACATGGTACGACACTACTACGAATGTAGATCAGTTAAAGATCTATGACGGAACACGTTGGGTACCGGCAAGTGGTATATTTAAAGCCACTTCGTCTCCAGAAGTATCAGATGCATTAGCAGGCGACCTATGGGCCGACACTGATAACGAGCAGCTTTACTTAGCAACCGGGTCAGGTTGGGTGCTTATTGGTCCTGAATTTTCTGCAGGGTCGTCTACAGGACCGCGAGCAGGCTTACTTACGGGGACAGATAACCAGGATTACGCAGTTTTAATAATCGACGTAGATCAAGCGCCAGCAGTAATAATTTCAACTAATCAATTTATACCAAAGACTACAATCGAAGGATTTCCTGAGATATTTCCAGGCATAAACCTTAGTACTGTAGGGGCGCTAAAGTATTACGGGGTCGCTGAGTCAGCCGCCGCACTAAGAATACAAAACAAAAACGTTCCAGCAAACAGATTTTTACGCAGTGACATTGATACAACTGCTAATGGAATCTTTAGTGTTAGAAACAACCAAGGTATTCAAGTAGGCGACAACAGTCAGTTTTCTTTGTTAACTGACGGTACTAGATCACTGATTAGAAACAATTTTGGTGGCGGCGGCATAGACCTGCAAGTAAAGCAAGGTGCCGAATTTAGAAGGGTAATGAGACTTAACAGTAACCCCGGCGAAACGCCAACAGTTGGCATCAATAATCTAAAACCACAAGAAACATTAGATATAACAGGCACACTAAGAGTAAGCGATATTGTAACCCTAACTTCTACAGAAACATCAGACAGACCAAACGACGGCGCACTTCAAGTAGCAGGCGGCGCCTGGATTGCAAAGAATTTACGTGTCGGAACTGATGCAACAGTTTACGGGGACGTAGATGTTAAAGGGAATATAAGCGGAGGTGGCAACCAGACAATAACAGGTTTTGATAGTATTTCGGCTAGTACGTTTATTGGTAATTTCCAAGGCAACCTAACAGGCTCGTTTACAGGTGTAGCGGGTTCAGCAATTAGATTAGAAAGTCCTTCTACATTTAGTATTGCAGGCGACGTAGTTGCACCTGGTATATCGTTTAACGGCGCAGGCAACTCAACCAAAGAATTTAATACTACTATTAGTAATGGATTTATTATTAACAAGACTGCTTCTTCGTTTGCTGAAGCAGACGACGAAGTTCTTGTTAATAGGGGATCGAGTCTGTTTAGAATT